CACCAAGGAAGGCAAGGCCGCCTACGAATACTGGAAGACCACGCTGGCCGAGACGGACCTGCCCTGCGACTGCGACGAATACGACAACGCCCTGCACTACGCCGACGGCCTCCGCGCCGTGATGGCCTCCCACGCCATCCGCGTCCACGCCGCCGAGATCGCGCTGTCGGCCACCTACATGAGCGTCCCCATCAAGGGCTGCATCGATTTCATCGGCGCCGACGGCTACATCTACGACCTCAAGACCACCCGTGAGGAAGCGACGCCCTACGGCTTCGGCCGCGAGCTGCAGCGCAACCCGGACTTCCGCCTGCAGGCCGCTTGGTATCTGTTCCTCTGGAAACTTAACTTCGGCGAGTCGCCCAAGGGTTTCCGCATCATCGCCGTCGAGAAGGAAGCCCCTTACGAGGGCGCCGTCTTCGAACTCGACCAGGAGCTGATCGCCGATGGCGGCATCAAGATGCTCGAGGCCATCACGACCTTCCAGAAGTGCACCGAGTTCGACACCTGGCCGACCTACCCGGCCGAGATCATCAAGGTCGAGCCCTACAAGAAGCCCGGCGAAGCCATCCCGCTCTCCTTCTCCTAACCTTCCAACCCACCCAGAACAATGAACCAGCCCCCCGAACGCCCGGCCCTCAAGACCATCACGAAGTCCGGCATCTACCACCTCCGCGTCTCCAAGCCCAAGGCCGAGAAGGTCCGCACCTGGGACGACGGCACCATGTCCTGCCGCGTCTTCTTCATGGACGCCGAAGGCAACTGCCTGTCGCAGTCCTACGGCACCAAATACGCCAACTCCTTGGCCATGATGGTCGGCAAGATGTCCGGCCAGTATGTCAGCGCCTTCGCCGGCCAGAGCCCCGACGACCTCGTGGCCTACGTCTCCAAGGCCGCCGGCAAGACCACCGAGACGCTGGTGGAAGTCACCGAGGGCGAGCCCCGCAACGGCGCCCCGACCTACAAATACCGCCTGACCTGGGCCAAGAAGGGCCAGACGCTCACCCCGCCGGATACGTTCTGACCATGAGCGACATCTACACCGGCGCCCAGTTCGACAAGCTCGCCGACATCCTCTTGGTCAAGACGCGCATGGACTTCCTGCTGTTGACCATGTCCCCCGATAAGGTCCGCGACCAGATCGTCCGCGAGTTCGGCCAGGACCGCGACATGTTTGGCAATCCCTCCAACGCCGCTCGCATCGTCGAGCAGCCCCGCTGACCATGGCCGACAAGCACTGCGTCCTGATCTGCGGCTACGCCCGCGCCGGCAAGGACACCTTCGCCAAGGGACTAATGGCTGGCGCATCCAAGGGCATCGACAGACTGGCCTTCGCCGATCACCTCAAGGAAGCCCTGCGCTGCGCCACCCACGACCTCGGCCTCGACGTCAACTACGGCCGCACCGAGGACAAGCTGCAGGACCGCGACCTCCTGGTCGAGTTCGGCAAGGCCATGCGCCGCCGCGACAAGGACATCTTCATCCGCCCGCTCGTCAGGGACATCATCAACGCCGCATCGGATAACTGGACGTGGGTCATCACCGATTGGCGCTATCTGAACGAATACTGGGGCGTTAAAGATGCCTGCAAGCTGCACGGGATTAACTTGCATACTGTCCACATCGTGCGCCACGGCTGGCTGGCTGCTAACGAGGAAGAACGCATCAACCTGGACGAAGTCCTGGCCAGCGTCCCCATGGATGAAACCATCTTCGCCACCAGCGGGGACGAGGAAAGCGTCCTGCTCGCCGGCATCCGAACCGCCAAGCTCTGGAACCTGTGAGCATCGACCCCTTCACCCTCGCCGGCTACGGGGACACCCCCGCCGATCTCTACGACCTCTCCAATAAGTGGGGCATCTCGCCTGACCGCCTCAAGTTCCTCGCCCGCTGCCCTTCCGGCATCCACCGCACTTGGCTCAAGGATCAGGGCAAGTGGTCGCCCGAAGAGAAGCGCCTCGCCGCGTCCTGCCGGCTGGCCTACCGCCAGAACTTCACCGCCCACGAGGCCGCCGAGATGGCCAAGGTCAAGGTCGAGGTAATCAACGCCTTCCTTGAAAAGGTCGGCGCCACGTGGCCCGCTGGTTGCCGCCGGAAACTCGCCTGGGGTGGCGGCACGACCCTCAACGCCCGCCGCGAAGGAGGCAACCTGCTCGCGTCCAACATCAAGCCAACGCCCAAGCGCAAGACCACGGCGTCCGTCGAGCAGACCCTTCTACAAGCCCGGGCTTGCGGCCTGACCCTGCGAGAAGCTGCAGAGAAGTCCGGCATACCTTACCCGACCCTTTACGGCGCTTCCCGCCGCCTAGGGCTCACGATCGCCAAGGTCTACCGCCCGCGGACTGTGAAAGGCAAGGTGCGCTTGTGAGCTATTACGAACAGAAGATTGCGGCTCTGGAAGCCGAGAACGCCCGCCTCAAAGCCGATGTCGAGCGGATTACCAAAGCTGGAGATACTATCATCAGCATCCTGTGCAAATACGTTCCGAGGACTGGCGCTAAATACGCCTTGATGGACTGGAAAGATGCAAAGGAGGGCAAGCAGCCGTGAGCCGTTTTATTAGGGTTAAAATCTCCGAGGTCTCCGAGTTTGGGACCTACCCGGCTCGTTTTGCGCACATCAACTTGGACGCTATCACGCTAATCGAGGAATACCCAAATGACACGTCACATTGCCACGTGTCGTTTGGCTACAGTCACGGCACGCAAGTCTTCATGCCAGCCGAAGCCCTCATCGCCATCATCGAGCACAAGAAGGGAGGCCAGCCGTGAAGCCCATTACTTACAAACCAAACCCAGATTGCGAAGGTGGTATGGAGGTTCATCGATACGGAAAGTATGTTTCCGAAGCCGAGTATAACGAACTGAAGGCCGAGAACGCCCGCCTCAAGGCCGAGGTCGAGCGGATGACGGCAAAGCAAACTGACATTGACCGAGTTCAAGCCCAGTCCGACTTCTATCGTTCCAAGTTGATGAACGAAACGGCATACTCGGCAAATGTCCAACTGCTCGACCAAGTGAAGCACCTTGAAGCACAGGTCGAGCGGCTGACCAAGGCGGGGGATGCGATGATTGATGAATGGTGGCTTCAACTGTCGTGCCCTGAAAGGATGAAGGCATCTTGGATGCAGGAACAAGCGATTGTCGATTGGAACGCCGCCAAGAAGGGAGGCCAGCCGTGACTTCCCAAGAAAACAACGCCATCTTCGTTTTGGCACTAGCCGGCGGCGGCTTGCTTGGTGTCGTTATCTCCTGGCTTTATTTCTTCATCTGTGACCGCTTCGTCAAACCAAGCGACGAGAAAACCTCGTTGGGCCACCCGAGGGGGTAAATCTATGAGCGAACTCATCCGCTTCGTCTTCGCATCCGATAACCACGGCGAGCTCGGGTCCACCGACGCCCTGGCCGCCCTCTACGCCTATTGCAAGGACTTCAAGCCCCACGTCCGCATCGCCGGCGGCGATCACTACGACTGCGCCGCGCTCCGCAAGGGAGCCATGCAGGAGATGGAGGGCGTCCGCTCCCTCAAGGACGACTTCGACGCTGGCAAGGACTTCTTCGCCAAGTTCCGACCTACCCATACCCTCTGGGGCAACCACGAATACCGGCTCGAGCACCTGGCCCGCTCCCACGCCTCCTCCGTCGTCCGCGACTTCTGCGCTGACCGTTTTTCCGAGATTAACCGCCACGCCCGCCAGTGCGGCTCCAAGGTCATCGTCCCCTATCGACGCGACAAGCCCATCCGCATCGGCCCGATCACCGGCCACCACGGCATCGGCTCCGACCTGACGAAAATGGGAATGTTCTACTGCCAGGAAGGCGGCCTCTACATCTGCGGCCACGGCCACACCGGACAACAGGTCAACCTCCCGAAGCTGGGACGCGGCGCCGCCTACATGTCCCCAGCCCTGGCGCAGCTCGACCTTCTGGAATACAGCGAGAACACCCTATCGGCCGCGAAGCATAACAACGGCTTCATCGCCGGCTGGTACAAGGGCAACGAGTGGAAGGCGTGGATCATCCACCGCCTCGGCGACGGCAAGTGGTACTGGCAGACCGACATCAAGACCTTTACCCCGAAAACCAAATGAGCCAAGGCAACAGCGTGCTGGCATCCCATCGCGTCAACGACGCCATCCTAAAGGCCATCGTCTCCGAGATCCAGAAGACCGCCGAGCAACCGCCGCCCGGCTTCCACCCAATCGATTACTGGGAGAAGCGCTGGAAGTGCAAACGCTCGTGCGCCAAGCGCTACCTGAACGAGGGCGTGAAGTCAGGCATCCTCGAGCGCATCGAGCTGCGCCGCTACACGGGCAAGTTCGTCCGCCGCGCCCCCTACTACGGCCCCGCCCGCAAGAAGTCTCGACAGAAGGCCAGCCGCTAAACATACCCCTTC